TTTTTTTTTTTTAAAAGCGTCTAGGTTTATCAGCATAACGTCATTTCACTGCTGAAGCCGGGAGAGGCACTCCATTTTGAATAAAATAAGTAATAAACGCAGGGGTCATGTAGGTTTTCGCTGGACGTTAGCTATCTGAATATTAGTTTTTCTCAGACTGACATGATACCCTACTTAGAGGTATGTACCCGCGACTGCCTGGAAGTTGTCATACGTGGGAACTTCATAAGTGAAAGAGAGATCTTGGTCAGATGCCAAAGATACTCCTTTGAAGAACGTGTGGTATGGTGCAATGTCCAATTCGTCGAAGGTGAGTGTGTAGATAAATTTAGAGTTAGCAAGATCATACTTTTGTAAGAGTCTGCCGCGTGAAACATGAAATGCACGGTTCGTTGCGACTGCTCCAGAAGATGTCTTGAGGTGTGTGAACTCAATCAGAAGCCTGCGGTTGAAATAAACGACTGCTTGCGTAAAGTTGAGCTGTGGAGCATCTGCAGAGTCAAATGTGGCGGTAGCTTTGAGAGAACGAGGGAGTTGTTCATCGTTAATGGTCTCGAAAGTGAGGTTGCTGCATTTGGTTTCTTTGATGTAGATGCGGTTGTATGTGGATGTAGTGGGGCGTGAGAGGAGAAGATCACCTGAGAGCTTGACGTGCCATTCGCAGTAGTCACCAACCTGGGGAGGTGAGAGCACAATGATAACAACTTTGCCATATGAGCCGAAGCGAAGGATGTTATCATTTTGCGTGAATCTCGTACCGGAAGTAGAGATGTTGAAAGCGGTGGCGTTGCGAGGACGGAGCATAGCAGAGACTTCAGCACGTGCAGATTGGAGAAGGTTATGGTGACGTGCTTTCTCGGTGGTATCATGCATACAAGAAACGTTGGGATCTGGTATGAAATACGCTTGAGCCATGCCGGAAGTGGTACCCATTGGGGAGACAGGGGTCCATTCGAAGGCAAGGCCATCGAACCTATAATCAAGATAATTGAGTGCCCATTCACGAAATTCGTGTTGGAGGCGTAGGTCGATGGGAAACTCGGCAATAACTTCGCCGCGCTGATGCGTGTGGTGAATAGTGACGGGCTGTATGAAATGTGAAAAGTAGTACTTAGCCTCAGCAGAGTTAAATGCAAGGTTTCCAGCGGTGAAGCTGGCTTGCGGCTCTGCTAAAGAAGTAGGAGCAGTCTCGACTGCAACTTGTTCATCAGACATTTTAACCGTGCGATTATTTATTTGGAGTCTTCGTATAGAGCGACTGTGACGCACTCGCCATGCTGCTTGTAGTCGAAATCTTGTTGAGCTTGGGAAGAGGTGAGTTCGGCCTGGGTGTGCACACTTTGGAGGTAATGAGGTACTCCATTGATGTGGTACGTCCTGGGCATGGTGAATTCTTGCGTATGATAATCGGCTGCGCCCGGTAATTTGTGGATGTGAATGTATGTTTGTGGGTTCGTGGTTTGTGTGTTGGCGGCAGAGCTGCCTGAGGCAGGGTCTGTGCCAGGTGTGTATGTTGGATCCACATAGGAAAAATGCACCTCCCAAAGGAGAGGATACGGAAGATGTGGAGAAGGCTCGCCAGAGGTATATGAAGAGTATGGCCAACGTGCAGATGTCGTAGTTACCCACTCCTTGAGCGTGTCTCGCGCTGAGTGATGGGTAATTTGGACATTGAAATAATCGTGGCGTATGGGTGTGTTTATAGAATGTGAAGATGAAATATATAACTGGCCAGCTTGGTGTGAGGTGCCTAGTGATGAGAGCAGTACGGGGTGTGAGAATGAAAGTAGCTGCATCGTTTTGAAGTGTGTGTGTGTTTATTGAATATTGAGGGTATAGAAATTGTCGTCGAGAAGCGACATCTCGATGTCCTGAAGATGTGTTGACATGCCCCACCCGTCGGGTAGTGGGGATTGGATCTTGACATCTCCTAAGACTGCAACGTGGTCCTCTTTGCGTACGAGAGTGGGGTTGGTCGCTTGTGTGGCATAACCACCGGTGGACAACTGGAGCGTGGTCATCTTGCGGACGAGATCGTCGCCCATGAGGTTGCTCCATTGCAGCAAGTAATAGTCCTCTCCTTGCTTTTCTGGTATGGCGCCGTCGAAGTAGAGCGTGGTCTTGTACGATTCCGTGGGGACAAGAGCTGAGTCGATGGCTTCTACTGACGTGTCGTGCGTCGCAACCCTGAGAGTGGGACCTTGCTTGTAATGAATGAGCTCGGCGTACTTGAGTGCGTTGGTAAGCTTTGCCTTGACCTTCCCCGTGGCATCCATAAGTACCAAGTTTATCTGAAATGCAGATGCTCTTGAATCTCTGGGAAATGCGGCCTCGTGAAATTTGGGGTCTTTCACATTTGTGGAGGGGCGGAAAATGATGTTGGGCGCGACAGTACCGATGTGCGTAAGAGAGTTCTGGTGTGCAAGTTGGACGACCATTTCGGCTACAGTGCGACGCGAGCCTAAGTGGGAGTTGACAGTGACGCCGGTTGCTTCCTCGCCAGTGGGCATTGCGATCTTGGTGGAGCGGACGGTGGTGACCAGCGGGGTGACGTGAATCGGGTCCGCAAATCTGATGTCGTAGGTGACCAACACTGTGATGCCTTGCCTTCCTGTTGTCTTGGAGCCCGTTGCAATAGGAGGAAAGGTGTCTGCGCCAGCGTGCTTGATAAGTTCTCCGTTCTTTAGTCCGCAGAAAGAAGGGAAGAAGACCGAGCCGTAGGAAGATGTGCGTCGCGTCTGCTGGTCGGGCAGGAGGTAGCGCCACCCGCCAAGAATGGGAATGTTTACGCTCATTGATTGGCCATTTGGCTGCAAAGTGAGTGCACGTTGCCGAGACTTGAAGGGGTCGATGGCGTACTGAGGGTCCTCGTGAAAGCCCACACCGTATGCTCCGAAGACCTTGAAGGGGTTTGAAGAGCACTGAAAGTCGATGCGAAGGTTGCTGATTTGGTAGCGCGCGTACTTGCGCGCTTCCTCGCGAAGAGATCTGGTGAGGAGGCCATTTGGGCCCACAGCATCGAGCGTGAGAAGCGCGGGATAGCCGTGCTCGATTGCTTCCGCGACATGCGTGGCGTAGTAGCGGACGTCCGTGACAAGGTCTGACCTGCCTAACGGCTCTGAGATTGCGTTCAAGATATCCATCCTTGGTGATTTTGCCGTGGAGATTGTGTTTATTAAGAAGGACACCCTTTATTGCAGCGACTGGGCGAGGTTGGGCTCGACTTTGTCAAAAGAGAGCTGATAAGTCGTGCGCGTCTTGGGCATGAACACGTTCGGCAGCGGATTCTTGCGGTCAGTGCCCACCAGCAAGTATCGAAAGAGGTTGTCGGGCGAAAGTGTCGCCGGAACCTCTGGACTCTTGAAGATCGTGGGCATGAGAAGGGCTGCCATGCCCGCACCGAACTTGGGCATGCTCTTGAAGAAGCCACTCTTGCGGTACTTAGCGAGCTCGAGACCGTCATGCATGAAGTAGCGCATAGTCTCTTCCATCATCATTATGTCGCCATAGGACCAATAAAGGCCCACAGTCTGAAAGTGGTGGGCATTGATCATGTATGCGAAGTGACGCTGCGTGGCCGTTGAGTGGTAGACCAAAGAGGCTCTGAGACTGTCTGCCAGCTGGATCACCCTGTCGATAGTGATGAACTCACGGGAAGTGAACCTTGCATACATGCGCGGAATGTTGAGGTAGCAACCACGAGGTGTGACAAAGTAGTTCAGGAACTCACCGACCTTAGTGACGGTCCACTTGATGTAGCCGGGCTGGTACCACGTGCGCGCGTAGCCGAGGCAGGGGACGTTGCCGTCGTCACCCTGCGCAGCAATGAATGCAGGGGAGTCGAAGATGAAGGAGGCAGCGACCTCTGCCATGGAATGACACGTGTTAGCGAGTAGCGTGTCCTTGCGACCAGACTGCATGTTGCGCTCGGCGTGCACTTGGACGTATGCACAGTCGAACGTATACGACATCATGAGCGTATCCATGAGTTGCACTGCAAATTCAGGCAGGCCCATAGCTCTATGAAGCATGCGGCGGAACAAAATCTGAGGCCAATCTTGATTTTGATCCTGCTGGTCGATGTCCGAGTTGATGTGGAAGAGGTCGTTCCAGTACGCGTCGCGATCTGTATAACCGTGCTCCTTCATGTGCTGGTCGTACTTGTCGCGAATCTTGGCAAAGAGCACCTCGGGCGGATAACCATGTCCAGGAATGAATTTCTGGCTGTTAAATGGCCCGCGGAGTGTGCCCTCCATCTTCTTGATGATGAGGCCGACAGTGGAGTTGACGATGTAGGGCTGGGGTGAGACACTCTGTCCACCCTTCTTGTAGACTACATGGCCCAAGACTTCGTCGTACGCGTACTTCAAGCCCAAATCAGCCCCCTCTTTGACTCCGGTTTTGGCTTGCGTCTTGCTAAAACCGGGAATCTTCCATGAGGAAGCGTATCCATCACCGTAGAACATCCAGCCTTTCTCGTCATCAAAACCGTGTTTCTTGGCCGCATCCTTGTCAGCGTCTGCTGCCTGAAAGAGCTCGTCATCGGAAACTGCGCAGATGGGAATACCATCTGGAAACCAGGTCTTCTGAAAGGCGTCGAACAGCAGCAATGCATGCTCCTCGTCAGAACGGCACCACAGCTTCTTGTTATCTGACTCGCGCGCAACGCGCTCGATCGCCGTGTTGACTTGCTGATTAGGCGTGTCATTCTGATAGAAACCGGCGACCCAACCACAAAGGCCGAAGTACTTGGTCTCTCGCTCCGTGTCCGTGATGGAAGACATGCTGGAGACGACTGCTACGACGGGAGAAGCATCAACACCATAGTCACCTTCTGCCACTCTGTCGACATTGCCTCGGCAGGCGGCTATCTTGCGGACGGTCATTTTGCGCCGCATCTTCATGCGCGCGCCTTCATGTGGTGGCCTGAAGTTCGAAAAGCAGTAGCGAGCATTGACAGAGCCTGATGGAGTGACCGCGGGGCACTGCGCATTGAAGTTGTAGTTGGAGCCAAGGAAGCATGCAGTGCCCATGTTGTTTGGCGGAACTGAGCCGGTGTACATCTCGGGATCCATATTGTGCATGTGCGATGACCGAGGATAGAAACCGTACTCATTTCTCGCTAGTGTCATGGGGCGATTGCCCTCGAGGCGCGTGATCGTGGCGTTAGTCGCCGTCTCCACTTCAGCATGAAGTTCTTGTGTCAGTCCGCGTGGCTGGGCGTATTGGGCTTTCGGAAGCACGTTGTTCATGGTGTATTCGCCTTGGACACACATGGCAGACGTAAACTGCGTCGAAGCCGTTTTCGTCATAGCCACATAAGCCGTTTGCAAGTATCTGGCATCGATTTTCCCATTGTAGACTGCCGGTCCATCTTGGTCGAGAAAACCCACTTCGTCAAGTGGGTCTGCTGGCACGACAGGCGTAATAAGAACATACTCTTCAGGCACGGAGAAGTCTAGCGGCTCGGCAAAGCGCTCGGTGCACTTGACTGCCTCATCCAGCCCATTGTCGGGCTGGTTGACGGGAAAGTCTGCTTTGCCACGCACTGGCACATTGTCTAAGTGGAAGTCTTGCGCGAGCGGGTACTCATACACTTGCGAGCTGGAATTGTAGAAGCCACCGCCGTTAACTGGGAAGGAGTAACCTCGAATGAGTGAGCCAGCTACTAACGGTGGTTGCCTATGTCCACGTCCCTCGACATCCATACGCCAATGATCGGCATAACGCTCCAGCTCAGACGACAGGCCAGTTACGACACGCATCTGATACAGCGATTCATGCTTATTGAGCACTACGTAACAGAGCTGCGTGTGGCGCGTGAGCGCAACAACTCGCATGCCCTTGGCAGCAGCAAGCATGTGGGTGCTGGAATCAAGAAACAGGGACGTGTATGGGTGTCGCGCACCTTGTGACGCAGCAACAGTCTTCACCACTGTGTCACCGAAGGACAAATTGTTGGAGGCATGCGTCCCGAAGCACATGTGATACGCAGGGCACTTACGAAGGAAGTGGCTACAGCCGACGTCATGCGTAGAGGTGGACGTTGACATCGTCTGAGCAGCAATGCACACGAAAGAGTTGAGGAAATGAGAGCATGTTTTGACGTGCATGCCCATTTTCTCAACAATTGTCTCCGCACGCGGTACACCCGTGCGCAACGACATCGCAACATCCACCGGCACGGAGTAAGAGACCACCTGCTTGTTGGGCTTGCGTTTGATCCAGTGCGCCATGTCACCTGCAAGAAAGTGGCGGTCGTTCGAGGCTGCAGACATCTGATCGGAGTCACCAATGAGCAGAAGATTATGACCCTCGGAGGCAGCGGCCACGACGTGCGAGGGGACATGTTGCCATCCCTCGTCGAACACCACGTTGTAACGCTTACCACGCATGAGAGGCAAACATGTGCCAATGTACTTTGACCACGTGACGACAACTGTGTCGAAAACCTTTGCATACTGCAGCTTCTCCAGAATCTCATCACGCAGGTTCCTCGTGGGAGTGACTACAAAGTCCACGCGCTTCGCACCAGTCGCGATCGCATACACCAGCGCGTCGGTCTTGCTAGAACCAAAGGTCGCGTCGATGTATTTGAGAGAGAGTTTTTCTGGAAGTGCTTTGCAGGACTTCATGAACTTAGAAACGAGCGCGTTGGTGTCTCTGTAGTCGCTGTCTTGCGTGGCGCCTAGTTGTCTCACTTCTGCGTCCCAGTCTTTGTGGAAGTCACTGCCGAGCAACACCTGTGCCTCCTCGACAACCATCTCAGGCGCGGGTAGCGGCGCATGATAAACCGCACCGTCACGCACACCTGTAATCTCACCGTGCACGAAAGCCTTGATGGCCTCTTTTTCAATGCCCATGTCATAAGGCACGTGATCCATGATAAGTCTGTCGTCAGTGTGGCGCCGCAATGAGAGGTTGAGGACGTCACTTCCGAAGTAGCACTTGGGCTCGTCGCTCTTAGCCAACTCCACCATGTGAGGCTTCCAGAGTTCATGAAACCTGCTGACGAGCAAGGGGAGCTTGCATTTGCCGTCTTCTCCCAGGTCTGCTTGCGTGCAGGGCGAGACGTCAAACTTCTGGCCCACCATGGCGGCACATAGCGAGTCCTGTGTTGAGTTATTGCCCCTCCAGTCGGAACAGAGATAGACTCGCGTGAAGATCTTTGTGAGCTGCAGTGCGACGAGCGGGTGACAGCCCCAGATTTTGACAGTTCCTCCGTCATCAGGCGTGCGTTTTACCCAGTCATCGAATTTGATCAGCTCGGGGTCGTCAGACGAGCACTTGTACAGACGACCCTTCACAATGATGTCATTGAGCACTGTGCACTTGCGGTGGAGGCTATCGATTGGCCAGCCAGCTCTCCTGAAAGTGGCACGCAAAGAGGCATGCACAGAGTTGGCGATAACTGGGATGCCATCATACCTTGCATCGCGCTCACCGAGAACTTTTCCGTGCTGATTGTACTTCCTGTAGGTGACTTTGCACGTGACATATTCGTCGCCTGGCGTGCTCTTCCCGAAGCAGCCGCAATCCGTATCAAATCTGAGGATGTTGCTCTCTGTGACCATGTTCGGGGAGATAAGTGCACCTATCGGGACTTGTCCACAAAGCAGCGGGTTGTGAACAGCATGATAAGCGGCAGCGCTACCCAGCTGCTTTTGGGCTGAGCGATCGAAACAGGCGTTGTCGAGCTCTGCCTGCAAGCCAGCTGCTTCAAGCATCCATCGCAGTTCCTGCCGGCCGATAGCATCGAGATCTTGCGGGCTGGGCTTGCCGAGGAAGACTTGCCTTGCGTCCATGGCATTCTGCGTGGTGTACACAGCGGTGGTGGAGATAGTTGAGCCTACAACATGCTGCATCGCACCGGAAATCACCTGCTGGTTGCAAACCCTAGGATACGCACGAACGGCGATTACGCCGCTAGGCCTCTCAAGTACGTCACCCACTTTGGCTGCGTCTTCGTCGGTGGCTGATTGCTTCGCAAGCGTGAGATCAAGGTTTGGAATGGTTTTCGCATCCTTGTGAGGCTTGTTGATGTTGTCATTCGGCATAAGCCTGCGGCCAGCACATTTCATCCCGCCCTTCTCCGCCTTGTCAAGGTCCTCTTTGGTGACAGTCTCCAATGACTTGGGGTCAACATCCGTAGCTGCTGCATCAATCTTCTCCATGTTGATACCGACATTGCTAGTGGTGGCAGGGTTGGGTGGCGCTGTCGAGGCGATGCGTGGTTCTGCTTCAACATCCGTCTTCCTTGGGTGGATACGCACAACATGTTGCTCGAAGAGAATGGTTCCGACGTGGCGCGTGAGAGCTGGGTTGCCGGGCGTGAGCGTGACATCGCCGCGGTGTTCCAGGCCTCGCATCGCCTCTTGCATGAACTCAACCGGCGTGGCGATTGCACGCACTCCTAGCGCTGACTCCGTTTTGGTGGCAGTAGCACGCACGTTGCACGCCCTTGCACAATGCACATACGCTGAGTATTCGTGCGAGACAAACTCTCCGAGGTCAGTGGAGCCAAGCCGATCTTGCTCGAGGCAGCGGTTATGCAGTTGCACTGACATCCTGCGCGCGAAGAAGGATTTGAGGATGGTTTCAGTGTCCTCGGCGGTCTTAGCCTCCCTGACTACATGATCAAGCATCATCTTGGTGGCAGTCACCACATCTACCAACATGGCACGCTTAACGAGGTCCTCAATCTCTGGCAGGGAAAACTTCACCTGCGTGTCGTAGTACATACGCTTCAACACCTGCTTACGCGTGACTGCATTGAGCTTCTTGGCCCCCTGCACCAGAAACATGTCGACAATAAGATGAAGCATCTCGCTGATGACCTTGTTGCTGATCATGGGGAGTGAGGGCAGGGCTTGGGCCAATGCAGCAGCATGCAATGCGTGCGAAAACCAACGCGCTTTGTAGTAGTGCTGAGTAAACAACACCGCTGACTGCGTGAGCATGCTCGCGACGCTTACAACAATGTCTGTGAGCTTCGTGATGATCCTCGAAATGTATGACTGTTCCATACGCGCGTCCAAGTCCCTCCCCTCGGTGCACTTGAAGAGCAATTTGATGCTTGCAACCATTTGGAGGACGTGGTCGCACGTCTCATTGTCTAGCCACGTGATCTCGGCACCCAAGCTGTTCGCAGCACTCTGGATGTACTCGGGCGGCACGTTGATCTTAGCACGAGTCATGGCGTTGATCATGGCATTTCTCACGTAGCGCGCCAGCATATTGTCGGAAAGGCGCGCGAAGATGGTCTTGGCCTGGTCTTTGGTGAACCGGTCTGTTTGCTCAGAGGCGAGTGCGTATGGACCAGCTTCACTTGCGACATTGCCAAAATACCGCCCGCCTGCAGCATGGAACATGTCGTTTGAGCTACGGACGGAAAGCCTGTGCATAATAAGAACCAACTCGGGCGTTGTGGGCATGCGGCTGGGTTCCGGCCCCGTCTGCGAGCCATCGAAGAGCGACTCAGTGCCATACGTGTACTTGTCCACCACGAATTTGCTCTCATTGTTGTTGAGCCTCGTGCCACACGTGATGTTGTGCATTACATGCGAGGCACATACCAAATTGTAGGCCCTGGAAAGCATGGGTGCGCCGGAGTAGCTCCTATCCTGCCAGATGTGATCATGGTCATCCATCTCAGTGAGATACTCTGTTGGAGAGTGGCTAGGGCGATTCATGAAAGCACGGAGCGTCTTGTGAGTGTCAGTTGTGTCTGTCCTGACGACTTCCCAATCTCCCTGCACTCCTGCGAAAAACAGCATGAGGTCCTCCTGATAGAGCTGCATTGCAAGCTTGATGCGCGCGTCTTTCGATTTTGGGATGAAGCTAAACTCGTGCATGGCTTTGAACTGGACGTGCTCGGGTGCTTGATGCCAGTGGTCAGCGGTCCAGAAATATGCCTCGTTTGTTCTGGGTAGGTTCACGCCTTCAGTGACGGCAAGCATGCCAGCTGCGTACTCGTTGCGGTACGTCTCGTACCGATCGAAAGCGAGCTCACGCCAGGTGATCACCAAGGCAGTAGTCTTGTCAAAGTCGGCGCACCACCAGGCTCGCCAGCGATGATCGGCCTGCGCCTCATCCTGTTCGTGCATGAATTTGTAATTTGAGACAAGGTACGAGGAGATGTAGTAAAGCAACGCGTATGGAGCGGCAGAGGCGATCTCATAGTTCTGCGTGAGGCATCGCGAGATGAAATGCATCAGAGACTTGTTGCGAAGCAAGCAGCAGTAATGGTGGTAAGCCGCCTCCTCTGTCCGCGTATGCTGAGCAGCGATGTGCCAAAGGACAATGGTGTGGTCAATGTCCCGCGCCGTGTTTTGCAGGCGCGTACCGTCAAAGGTGGTGAGCCTCGTGGTGCATGGGGTGCAACCGTTGCCATCCACTCCACCCGTAATGGTCGGGACACCGAGCGTGTCTGCGTCGGTGTACTTGTACTCAATCATGCCTTGGTGCTTGAAGTAGGTGGTGTTCATGAACTCCACATTTGCCGCGCGAAACTGAGTGATGAGCTCGACATACTTCTTGAGGTTTGCATCGAGCGGGTTCCAAGCTTCAAGGCCTGCCATCTTCATCACGATCGCTTGCTTGATTGCCAACTCGCTGCGGAACTTCGTGTAGTAGACCGCATTGTCTCCGTCCCACAAGGCGTCTTCGGTGGGGATCTGCTCGACGACGTATTCCTGCTTGTGGAAGTAGGGGAGATCATACTCAGCCTGCCATTTCTTGTGCTTCTCCTCGTGGCGAGCGTCGCCCTGGGCGGTGTCAGGGTCACGGGCGTAGTCACGCGCTGGTGGTGCCGTATGTCCGTTTCGGGCCATGTTCGCCTCGGTGGCGTTCGAGATGCAGAGCGGCGTGTGACGCACTGTGTTCTCTTCACAATTGACGTTGTGGTGGGAGATCTGGCCCGGCGAGTTATTGGGCATATCAGGCTTGAAGAGCCCGCGTATCGTGCCCGTTGACTCGTAAAAGATGTGGCCATTGAAAACACGTGTGCCCTCGGGTTGCGTAGCATTGTAAGCGGCATGCGAGCCAGGACGCGGCGCGTGCACCCAGAGATGATTGCGCTCAGCGGCAAGGACGGCTGTGGGTGCGCCAAAAGCTTGTCCCGTAACATGGTCCCATGCCCAGTTCTGGTCTTCTGTGGCCTCTAGCATGTGCGTGCGCTTCGCATTTGCATAGTTGTTAACAAGCCCAACGGCAGCAGTATTGAGAGCGGCGATGTGCCGGTAGAGCTGCACGTTGTTCTGCCTAAGCGCACTCTCGCAGGACATGCAATAAGACTTTGACGGGCGGCACTCTGCGGTGGCTGGCGCAGCGGTGCAAGCGGGATTTATGCATGCCTTCGTGAAGATGTGCGGGACCGGGACGTCGGTGTCAGCATCCAGCCCTGGCCTTCGCCTACTCGGCAGGTAGAGCTTGGCTGCTGGTGTCTTGAGGTCGCCCGGTGCGAGGTCCATGCGTTCGCCTTGTGTCTGAATGCGAGAACCCACAATAGGCTCCCCATTTTGTGCAACCTCTGTGACAAGCTCAGTGTAGTGCGCGCTGCAAGGCTTTCCCTTTGCCTTGCACGCACCAAGATGCGTGTTGATGAGGTTGCGCATCTTCCGGCTCACGGGGCGTTGCAATGTCTCGAAATTGCGAAGAGCGCCGGATTGGGCGTGCATGTCCATGGTGCCGACATAATTCTTGAACTGGACCATGTAGTCGAGGTTGCCGGGGCGCATCTTATCAAGGTACATGAGGTGGTACTCTCCAGGTGCCGACCCCGGGAAGACGTTGAGTGTCCAACCATGCTTGACCATCGCGTCAAAGAGCAGGGCGCCACCCGGCTGTAGAATCTCTGTGTCCATTTGCGCGAATTTAAGACAGATGGCTTCCACCGGACGGCCGCAGCGAGCCCTGTACTCAATGTACCTATTGTACGTGTTGAGCCCGTTGACAGCATTGGCTAGGTTCTGTCCGGGAAGTGCCTGCGTGTCTAGCGAACAGATGTCGTTGTAGTAGTGCGTAGACGAGTCGCAGGTTGTGGTGGTCAAGCACTGCCAGCAAAGCATGTTATAGTCTTGGGTGCAGTGCCAATCACGCCCGACGCCTATTCCCTTTGGCTCCGACTCGCCACCGTTGGTGAAATTGTAGTGCACCCCGACATCCTCTCGCAGAGTGGCATAAAGCGCAGGGATGTCATGCCCTTGCCCGCCACAACCCATGGTGAGACGCTTGGGGGGGCCAAGTGGAGCTGCCTGATTCTTCGCGAGGCCCACATACTTGATAAAATGCTGGGCCTTCTTGATGATGTCAGTGCGCGTTCCTGCGGGCGTGGGGTTGATGACGGTGAATTGCGAGACATTGTTGCCG